TATCTACTTTAAATTTAAAGCACTTACATATTTGAAACTTACGTTTAGCATAAGTTTCTCTCATTGTCTGAGCTATGTTCTTATTTTTTTCTAACCTATCCATACATAAATTAACTATTATAATTAAAATGGTACTTCATTATTAGTTTGTTCAAATAAATCATTCATTTCTTTTTTCTTTTCTTTCTTATTTGTTTCAGTATTATCTAATGTAAATATATCATCTCTTAATGTATTAGTATTTTCTTGTTTTCTCATAAATCTATTATTAGAATTATCTAATTCAGAATATTCATAATATCCATAAGGTTTATGTATTACATTAGGAAGATCTGTTTGAATATCAGATAAATGTTTCTTTTCTTTCATATCGAAATCATCTATTTCTTCATCATCAATATCGTCAACATCTTTCATTTCATCTAATAATTCTTCTAAGAAGAATGTTTTTGTTTCAATTGAACCTCCATATAAATCGGCAAGATCTGTTTTCTTTTCCCACAATAATTCAAATGGAACTATACCAATATTACCGTTTTTTGGTCTTGATTGTAATATTATTATTTTCCAAAGATTTTGTGTTAATTCAAATATTGTTTCTAAATATTCTTTATCTTCAACAACAAGATCTGGAATTGAATTGGCATATCCTACTGCATAATCTGCTAAGTATTTATTAATTTCTGTTTCAGTAGTAGAACCATGAGCACGCGCCCAGTTTTGAGAATCTTTAACAAATTTTAATACAGGAAAATCTAATCTTCTTCTTTTTCTATTATGTTCAATTTGTACAAATTTTCTAATACGATTAAGTTTTGTATAATTAATTCTATTTTGTTTCTTATCTACACAATATTCAAATATATCTCTTATTGTATCACAATCATAAAATTTATATAATCCTAACACAATTGGAATATTTTTTTCTAATATTTCAATATCTGATGCATAAAGATTATTTTCTTCACGTTCAATTTTATATTCGTCATCTTTAAATACTTCATATGAACCTTTTAATAAATCTTTGTATAAATCAATATTACCATCAGATAAATGATTTAAGAACTTAAATGTTTCTGCAGTTGTATAATTATATCTATTATGACGGCATAACTTAAGAAATTCATCAACTTCTTCTGACTTATCTGAACTTATACGATTTGTTATATCATTTATAACAATTGTATATCCATAATATTTCATTCCATTTGTTAATACTTCTAACTGTTTTGCATATTCAGTATATCTATCTTCAAATATTTTTAATTTATAAGTTGTTTCATCTATATAATATTTACAGTCATTTTCATCATATTTAAGATATTTATTAGCTGATAATAATGATTGTATCAATGGATTATATTTAGATTCTTCATTATTTCTTTCAAGCATATCATTACAAGTTTGAATTAAGTCTCTTGCAAACAATAAATCCTTTTCCGAAAAACTTAAATCTAAAGGTTGTGTATAATAGTAATTAATTGGAATTCCTGAAGAATCTTCTTTTTCTAAGAATAATTTAATAAATAAATCATTATTACGTAAACGATTTGCAAACTGTTCTATATCTTGAGAAATCCATGTTTCATTAAAATATACAGAAAATCTATATCTATCACAAATATCTACTCCTACTGAAAGATATGTTGAACAAAATATTATATCATTATTACCAATAGATTTCTTTATATTAATATCATCCATTGATTCTTCTCCATAATTTGATTTCTTATAATAGAATGCTTTAAGTTCTTTTCCCGATTTAAATTCATTTAAGAACTGTTGAATTAATCCTGTTACTTGATCAAAATAAAGATTACCTTTGTTAGTAGGAAATAATATTTTCTTACCATCAATAATATCTTTTGCCATTGACTTACACATTTCAATTAATTTTTCTGTATTAGTCGGAGTCATATTAATTTCAAATTCTTTTGTACGAAAATCTTCCTTAACAACTTTTATATGTTTTATATTTGGAAAAAACAATATTTCTCCAGTTGGAGTTCCTGTCATCATTATAATCTTTGCTTTACAATTCGCAAGACGTTGAATTGTTGGTGACATAACATCACGATATGAACTTGTAAATAATAAATGAGATTCATCAATTACAATATATTCAAATCCTGCTTGGTCTAGTTCAAATACATTAAGACGACTAAATTTATCAATTGTCATTGACATATTTCTACTTCCTAATATATCATCAAGATTAGGTCTTTTATTTCCATAAAAATATAACCAATCAGATGTCTTTTCATCAGCTTCAACTTTTGCTTTAATTGTTGATGTAAATGGAAGAATTAATAATGTCTTTGCTTTAAGACTTTTAATCATTTCAGTTTTTCCATAACCTGCTCCAGCTTCAAGTAAAGTTATATGAGATAAATTTGCAATTATCTTATCTTTTATATCTGAAAGATATTGATTATTCTTAATAGTTAATTGTACTTGAGATGAATGATCATTTAATATTTTCGTAGGATCTAATAATTCATTATCTTCTATTTCCTTTTGAACTTCTTCTCCTAATTTATTTATTTCATCTTTATATACATTTTCTGTTTTTACTTTTAATTTAAATCCATGATTTTTATTTAATTCTTTAATAGCCCATATAGAAATCGGCTTATTATGAATTGCTGCTGTTTTAATGTCTCCAGCTAACTCACGTCTTGATGTACCTTCACAAATTTCTATCATTATTTGTAAAGCTTTGTCTTGTCCATATATTGATGTTAATGTATTAGCTATCTGCCATCTTTGATTATGCTTATAGTGTTTCTTACCCAAACTTTTTGAACTATCTCTATCATTAATTCCAGATATATTAGTTACTTCAATATTTTCTTCAGAAGTTTTATCATTATTAAACCATTCAAGTTTATGAAATATATCTTTTAAATCTGGATGTGATATCCAATCTATTGATGTAACTCCAGAATGAAAGGCTGATTCAAAATTAACATCTAATCTTAAATCAACAAAATTAGTATTCAATAAGGCATTATTATCTGATGCAATGAATATACCTTGTTGAGGTTTACACATAGCCATATCCAAATATGTTAATATATCTTCCTTTTCATAACCAAATTGTTTAGCATATTTCATTAAAACAATATATATGTAAGAATATTTATGACGGAAATTACATACATATTCAATTCGTCTACTATTTAAGTCAATTGATATAGGAGTTATTTTTGTCCAAACGTGACATGATTTTCCAGATGCAGATATACAACATCCTAAAAACCAATGATATTGTTTTAAATCATTAAATAATATTTGTTTAATTTGTAATGCTAATTCTGCATTCTTAATATCTATATCTATGATTTGAAGACCATTCCACATATTATAAGAATTATCACCAATAGGACGTTGATTTGATGATACTGAATATACTACTTTTCTGTTTGTTTTTTCAGTATTCTTATATGTTGGATCTTTCATTAATTTATAAATATCTCCCCAGTTCCAAATTATACCTGATTTTTCATAAATGCTATTAGTTACTAATGTTTCAATAAATTGTAATTGATCTGAAAAGAACTCATCCTGTTCATCTTCATTACATTCTATATAATTATATGATGAATAATTATTTTCAATATTTTTTAATTCTGTTTCATTAAATTCATTATATTCATTACTTATCTGACTAAACGATTTAAGAATATCTGTTACAGATTTATTCTTTGAATTATATTCATTGTTAATTTTATTTAAATAATTTCCTAACGAATTACTAAATATTTTTTCACTCATCTATATGTTAAACCATCATATTTTTTATTTTAGTTTCTATTAAATATAGTTTTAATTATGTAAAATATAGTTACATTATGTAAATAATTTTTATATGTTCTGAATTATTTATAGGAATTATTTATTTTTATTTAATATACAAAATGATATAATATATCAATAAATTATGAATAATTGTGTACAACAGGTAAATAAAAATAATAATGTTAATTCAATGTCAATGGAGGAATTTCAAAAATTCCAAAATAAAGTTGAAGACCAAATGGATTATCAATTTATACAAAGAATAATACAAGATATAACACAATCTTGTGCTTTGCCTTTACCATTACCGGCTTCAGCAATACCACCATTGATTTGGCAAGCAGCATCATATTTCTGGGAAAATTATGATTTTGCTGTTGAACAAAGATATTATTGTATTAAAAACAGTGATTTCTGTAGATGTGGATTAAATAATACAATAACATTACCTCAACGTATTATATCTGTATTTGGAGTATATAAAACAACAAATAGTTTCAATTATGGAGTGATGGGAGATTTCTCATTGGAACGTATGATATTGAATAATTCAGCGTTAGCTTCTGGTGCAGGTGGTTCTTTATCTGATGTATTTGGGTCAGGGACAGGTTATAACTTAACAGATGTTATGGGTGCATTATATGAAGTTCAAACTTATAAAGCAATGTTTGATTCTCCATTAACATTTAGTTTCAATCCATATTCACATAAACTTGCAATACTTGGTGCATTAGGTTATTCAGATTTGATAATTGAATGTTTCTTAAGATGTAAAGTTCAAGATTTATATCAATTATATTATTTCTTTAGATATTGTGTATGTTTAGGAATGCGTAGTTTAGCTACTATTATAGGTTCATATAGTTTTAAAATGCCTGGTAATGTAGAAATAAACTACCAAAGATTCCATGATATGGCTGTTGAAGAAATGGATAAAATAGATGAGTGGATTAGAACACAACATGCTGCTGATTATTTCTTTAATAGTAATACTGTATAAATAAATTATATAACAAATAAAAATTAGAGGCTTATGGTTAATTTATGGGAATATATTGATAATTATATTAAACAAAGTAATTCATCTTATACTTATAGTAAAGAAGATACAATTAATGAAATGTTAAATCGTAATGAACAACAAATATATGAACACATAAAACAATCAGATATAGAAAGATTAAGAAGATTTAGTTAATGGATATTAAACAAAACATAACATATAAAAATGATCATTTAAAAAAGTATAATCGTACAGGAAATAATAGATATGATTATGCTAAACAAGGTATACTTACAAAAACATTACCTAAAGTATTATTTAAAGGAAATTCAATTTTTGTAACATTTTTACAATTATTAGATTTACGTATTGTTATGATATTAAAATATATTGATAGATTAAAAAGATTTAAATATATAACTTGGTATGAATAATATGAAGAGATTATTACTTATTTTTATAATGTTTATAATATTATCATGTAATCCAAAGATAATTACAACTGATAATAATCAATATACAAACAATATGTATAATTCATTAAACACATATTATTGTCAATATGAAGTAGATTCCATGATAAAAGTAGATAGTTTACCAAAATTAAATAATTGGCAAAATTTATTTGGTAAAGATTATGAATCTAAAGATATTATTAACATATATTTTTATATTAAACAAGATTCAATAAATGAAGTAATGTATAAATTAGAACAAATTAATAATGATACAATTTATAAAATAATAAAAAGAAATAGTAATAAATAATGAACTACGGATTTGTACCTTCAAAAATAGATGGCACAGAACTTCAATTTAAAGAAAACAATAAAATGAAGATGCCATCAAATTATACTTATCAGAAAAATCTTTCTAAAATATTAAATCAAGGATCTAGACCTATTTGTGTACCATGTTCAATATCTTCATTTATTAACTGGGATATCAATATGAATCAGAATTCTAATAATATTGATTACAATGTTGATTTAAATAGTATTTATAAAAGTAGAACTACAAAGGGTGATGATGGAATGACATTTAAAGATGCATTTAGTTTTTTAAGACATACTGGTGTAAAAACTAATAAAGGTGTTTATAAAATTAATAATTATTTTAAAATAGGTTCAATAATTCAGTTACAACAAGCTATTATTGCTAATGGACCATGTTTAGGTGCTTTACCAGTGTATTCAGATCGTTATGATGATTTTTGGACTAATATAGGAGATATAATTGGTGGGCATGCAATAAGTATAGTTGGATATAATCCTAAAGGTTTTATAATTAGAAATTCTTGGGGAACATCTTATGGAGATAAAGGATATGGTTTATTAGAATATGAAGATTTTAGTTCATTTTATGAAATTTGGACAATATGCTAATATAAATAATTAAGATATTTCATAAACAATTCCATTAGAAATAATATTTTTATATATAACAAATAACATAAATATAAAATATTATTTTTAATGGAATTTTTAGATAATAGTGGTCACATATTTTCTCTTACTTCTTATAATCAAAAACCTATAGGATATGAATATGATGAAAATCCTTATGTGTTTTATATGAATGATAATAAATATTATCGTTTATCAGTAAATAATTATTACATTAGAACAATATATGTATTATATAATAAAAAATCAGATTTTAATTTAGATTATCTTAATATAGATATATATTTTAGTAATACTAATGTATATAAACTTTTATCACCTATAAAATTTCAAGAAAAAATTTCAAAATTAAATGGATTATCAGATTCTATAGAATTTGATTTTGATGATGATGAAATTATTAAAACTTCATTAAGTAAAGATGATATATATTGTATTGAAACTACAGATACAATTAATAATATTGATTATGATTATTATCTTATTCCTATTTATGTATTATCTTATTGTAATCAAGAAGGTACTTGGTTATCAAATTTAATGATACATTTTAATTATAATAATGATGAACAATGGTGTCCTATAACTATTGGTGCAATATATGTTGATGAATATGAAGAATTAATAATAAATGGAAAAAATATGGGAGTATCTTTACCTAAAGATATTATTAAAGCCATATATTCTGAAAGTATATATAATGATGAATTTAATCTAGAATTATATAATAGAAAACTAAAAGAATATCTTATTAATTACATGTCTATAAAAGGAGAATTAGGTAACTATAATTCAGTTATTAGTTCTCTTAAATGGTTTGGATATGGAGATAAAATAATATTATCTAAATTAATAAAAACAGATAATGATATAATGAATCAATATATCAGAGATTATTTTAATATTGAAAATGATATATTGAAATCTTTTAGTAAATTTAAAAATGATTCATTATTATCTTTAATAATAATGACAAATAAAGAATTAGATGAAACAAATGGTATAGATTTAAATGAAGAATATTCATTCATTGGAGAAGATAAACCAAAATTATTTTCATTATTAGAAAATTATGAAAAAGTAAAAATAAACAATCATGATATACCAATAGAAGATGATCCTGAAAAATATTTTTATTGGAAACCATATTTTGATTTTAGTTTTAATGAATTATGTATTAAATTAGTATTACTTAAGAATTTCTTTAAGAAATATTTTTTACCTATTCATTTAAATATTCATACTTCTTCATTAGGAGAACGTGTGTTTATGAATGATGTAAAAATAACGTCTTCTACTAATATTGGGATGACATCTCCATTAGTTTGTACATATAAAAATGAAGCAGAAGTTTCATTCTTAGGAAATGGGTTACATTATTATACAAAACAAATACATTATATTGATGATAAATTTAATGAATTCAACATTAATTATATAAACAATAACTATAATGAAATATTCTATGAATTAAATGATACATGTATTAGTATTCCTATTAGGTTTAAAAATAATAGATTTTATAATTGTATATTAATTTTAGAAAGATTTAATAAAGTAATATATGAATCACATTTTTCATTTTATAATGATATTAACTCTTATAGAAATTTCATTATATATCCTAAGAAAATAAACATTAAAGACTTAACTGAAAGTAATATATTTGAATATTGGATTAACTGTGATTTCATAATAAAGCTTTGTGTAAATGGTAGATGGTATTACTATGATTTTAAAACAAAAATAAGTAAACCAGTTATAGATTTTGGTAAATTAAGATATAAATATAAATTCAATAATATTAAAGACTTATTAGGATATACTCCTATAAAAGATAATGTTCAGCATTCTTTATTAATGTTGAACACTAAAGATGAGTCTTATAATTTAGACAATAATATTATAACAGATAATAGTTCATATAATGTTGAAGATTTATATGAATTATTAAGTTTAGACGATTCAAAAAGTGTAATTATTCCAGCAGAATCTAATATAGATAACTATAATTCAATAATTGATTATAGTAATTATAGTAAGTTCAGCCAGATTGAAAATATTACAAATGAAAAGATAAATTTTAATGCATTTATGCATAATCATAAATTAGCAGAATCTAATCATATTAATTTCGATATAGACTTCTTTAAGATTCTTAAATATCATCTTGAAAATAATTTACAATATATAGATGGAACATTAATAAATAATCAATTCTATACATATATTAATTATTATTCTCCTATAATGAATAATGATAGTAGAATTGGGTTATTCTTTAGCAATGAAAAGAATTTAATATTTGGTTTTAATGCATATAGATTAAAAGAAAATGGCAATTATATAAAATTAAGTATTAAACAATCAAAAACAAAAACAGGTTATGATTTATTTGATGAATTAAATAATTTTGTTGATCATTGGGATAATAATGAAACACTTTATTTAAGATATGAAATATATATTCATAAAGATCTAATTGGTCATCCTATTGAAATTCGTAATACATATATATCTAATTTAGCAACTAATTTATTATATGCATATAATAATCAGATATTCATATTACGTGAAACTGATAAAAATACTAATATATTTGAAATTATAAATGAAGATTATGCAATAGTTAATGAAGAAACTTTAGAAGATGATGTATTTGGTATAATATTGGAATCATTTGATTTTATGTATGATAATGTTAATGATAGATATTATCATAAATATGATGATGACAATATTGATACATTTGAATTATATGATAAATTATTCCAAGACAGTGATGAATACTATAATAATTTCAAATATAAAGCAAATATATTATATAGTGATAGATATCTTAATGCTATGCATTTATTTGGAATTTATTCTAGAAATTATAAATTAACTAATATATTGAATTTTAATCAAGAAACAGATATTAATGTAAATGGTATTAATTTTAAATATATAAATAAATATTTAGATGAATATACTAATGAAGAATTATCATTAATAGATGAAAACAATATATTAACAACAGAAGTATTTGCTGATAAATTTTTAGTATCTGGACATATATTAAGAGATTATGTGGATGCAGATACTAGATTCCCTGATGCTTATGGACTTTATTGGGAACATTATCTCACTGATGAATATGGAAAACCATACTTACATTTTAATAAAGATAATGAAGAATATCAGAATTTTGGTATATATGTAAAAAGAGAATTTAGTAAAGAAAAATCATTACAAGATTGGAAAGAATTAGATAACGAATATTATACACAAGAAGAAGTAAATGAATATAATTCTACTTTAGAAGGTGCAATATCTATAAATGATTGGAAAGTTGAACCTGTAACATATAATGAAGAAACTGTTGAAGGAATTCATTATACACAAGAAGAAGTTAATGAATATAATTCTACTTTAGAAGGTGCAGTATCAATAGATACTATTAAGAATAAAGGAGTATATTTTGATAATTTAACATTTGATGAATATTACTATGAAACTGATGATGTATATACTGAACTAGGATATTTTAAATTTGATACATTAGAAGATTTCTATAAAGGAAATTATAATAAAGAAGAACTTCCTGAAGGTTTTTATGGAGAATTAAAATTTATAATTGATGAAAATAATAATCATAAATATCAATGGGTAGATACTAATTTATATAATGTTGTTAATCAAATGAATCCTCAAGTTTATGATTTAGATTATCAAATATATGTTAAAGATGTTGATAGTGATGAATTAATAAATGTTAATCCATCAGTAATATATAATAAAAAATATGAATATATACTTATTAAATTTGTTTATTATAAAGTATATTTAATAAAGAATAAATATTATCAATTGGATGAATATTTAGAAAATAAATTAGGTGCAGAAAAAATTAATGGAAAATATGTTATAAACAATAAAGAAATTCATATTATGTATTCTTATAATGATGAAGAAACAAAAGAATATAATATGACATTACCTGATGCATATAATTTAAATCACCCAATTAGATATACACAAGAAGAAGTTAATGAATATAATTCAAATTTAGACGGTGCTGTTTCAACAAATGATTTTAATGAAAAAACTAATGATTATTATACACAAGAAGAAGCTAATGAATATAATTCAACTTTAGAAGGTGCAATATCAACAGATAATATTAAATGTTATTCTATTACTATGTATAAAGTATATACAGAAAATGATATTATACCTGAAAATTATTTTCCTGGAGATACTTATATAGTAACTAAATTATTTACTGAAGAAGAATGTTATGAACATAATTTAAATTTACCAGGAGCTCATAAATATATACCAGGTTATTCAAACGTATGGGTAATGATATTTACTGATAATGAAAATATTGAACATATAATTGAAATAATGAGAGTATCTAATGTAAAAAGATATATTGATATGTTTGGTCAAGAAATCAAAATTCAAAACCCATCAGGATATTGGTATAATGTTGATAATAAAAATATTGTAAATTTACCTTCAGCATTAAATGAATTGAAAAGATATTGGTTTAATGAAAATGAAGATAATACAGTTGGAGACACTTTAGAAGAAATTAAAAATTCATTAGAAACATACAAGCAAAAATTAGAAAAATTCAAACAATATAATAATAGTAATACAACAATATTACCTGAATATGGTTTGAATATGAAAAACAATATTGAATTAAGATATAGATATAAAAACTTCTTATCTAAATATATAACAGGGCTTAAAGGTAAATTTAGAATAGAATGGTCATATGTAGATAAAGACGGTAATATAGATATATCTAATATGTTAGATGATTCAGTTAAAATATTCAATCTTTGTGTATGTATAACTAATGAAGATGATTCTATTGATATACATTCAACTAATGGTGAAATATTTGAATTAAAAGGTAATGAAAAGGAAGTAGTAGTTTATTTTAGATTAGCTACAACAGATAAACAAGGAATGATAACACCATTTTATATAAAACCTAAATTGATTTCTATATATGAAGTTAATGAAAGATTAAAATATAATTATAAAGAAAGCGGAAATGAACTCCAAATTAAAATAGGTAATAGAACTTATTTATATGGAGACAATAGTTCAGAATATATTATCAATCTTTATAATATGTTCTTTAATAATACATGGAAATTATATGATATATATCCAGATGATAATAATGTATTAGTAAAACAATTAGTGCATAATGTATATGATAAGAATGATAATATAAAGATTAATAAAGATGATTTATATGATTTCTATTTAATGCACGATAATGATTATTGGTATGGACTTTATATATCTAAATATACATGTGATAATATTGATTTAAGAAATATTGTATTAGAACAAGAAGATAAAACAAAATATCTTAATGATCTTATTATGATGAAATATGAAAGAAGTTCTAAAGAATTCTTAATTAATAGAATGGAATACATTTCAACTAATGGAATTAATCATTTCTTAAATGATGATATTATATGTGCATATATGATAAATAATGATAGATTACCTATTAGAATAGATATATCTTCTAAATGGAGAGTATATCCAATGTCATTAGGAATGGATAAGTCTTCTGATTTTGAATCTAATGCAGAAATGACAATTATAAGTATGCCATATAATGACAATAAATATCAAAAGGGATATTATAAAGCAACAGTTAGATATTCATTAGATAGAGATTTACAACACCAGTTTAAAGATACAGCAACATTTAGAATATCTTAAATTATTTTTAATAAATATTAATTAATATTTGAACTATGAAAGATCTTAAGCAAATAATAATTGAAAAACTTGTTATCAATAAGAATACTAAAGTAAAATATCATCCAACAAATGAAGATGAATTTTATGATAAATATTCAGAATATGTTGATAAACCATATGAAGATGAATATGGTTATATAATATATAAAATTATTAATAAAGAATTTAAAGAAAAAATTGATAAAATTAAGTCAAATGAAAATTTGGGAGATTCTGACAAATACTTAAAAGAAAATATAGGTAATATTATTAATCACTCAAAATTAAATAATCCTAAAATTGAATATGATTATTTTAATGGATCTTATGCATATGTATTTTCAATTTATAATGATAATGATATGGTATTAAGAGTATCAATATCATTTGGATATACTGATAAAATTCCAAGATTAACTATAAAACCTTCATTGGATAATAAATATACAGAAACTCATAAAAAAGAATTGATATCGCTCGGTATATTGATTTTAGATACAATTTGTGAAGAATATATATAATAAATTATGAGAGACATAAAGAATTATATTTTTGAACATATAAAGACTCCTGATACTACAAAAGCATTTGTAATTATCAAACCAGGATTTTTAAGTCATGTAGATGAAATATATGATTATATAAAAGACAAAGGATTTGAATGTTATGATCATACAGAAACTATGAATCTTGGAGAAGGTCAATGCAAAGAACTTTATAAGATGCATAAAGATAAAGATTTCTATGATGATTTAGTCAAATATATGCAAGGTGATATTCAAGCTTCTATATGGGGTTATAAAGGAGAAGATAATCCTATAGAAGTAATGGATAAGATTAAAGATCATTTTAGAAATAAGTATGGTAAAAATGATATGAAAAATGTTATGCATAGTTCAGATTCATTAGAAAACGTAAAAAGAGAAGCAAATATAATATTTAATTAAATATGAAACAAATAACATCATATATAATAGAAGGTCTTCGTATTAATAAAAATATTAAGCTTAAAAATATATTTATAGAAGAAATATTAGATTTTTTATTTGATAAACCTGAAGATGCATCTAATGAAGAAGTAAAAATATTTACTGATTGGGTAAAACACAATAAAGTTGAACATATGACTATAATATGTTCAGAAAAAGAATTAAAAACATATAATCCAACAGAAGATATTAAAGATATAATTAATAAATATAACAATAATGATAATGTTGATTTACTTTTCCAAGATGATACATTTATTATGTTAGGGGAATTAAAATATCATAATAAAGAAAATAATTTTTATATTTTTATTAATGAAGCTGGTTGGATGTGTTATAGTACAAAGGATATTTGCCAATTTTATTTTATTCCTAGAAAAATGTCTAAAAAGGAAGCTTCTAAATATACATACAACTAAATAATAATGAAACAGATAACATCATATATACAAGAAGGCCTTCGTATTGATAAAAACATTAAAATAAAAAATTATAAAGATATTGAAGTAAAACTTGGAGAAAAAACAAATTTTACAGAAAATGAAATTAAAGAAATTAAAGAATTTTGTAATGATCTTCCAATAATTCCAGATATTATTACTAATTATATTAGTTCACAACCAAAAGATCCAAAACGTAAACATTCATCATATATAAAATCATCAATAAATTTAGTTTATTATAGAAATGAAAATATACAACCAGATAAACACGAAAATAATATAATACGAATTACTAAAGATGTTGATTCTAATCAATATTTTATAAGATTTGCTAAAATAAATGAAATTGATACATATTTTTATCCTGAAGGTGCAGATAAATATTTTGAATCTATAAAAGAATGTTTTGATTGTATAAAAGATAAATGGAAAGAATTGAAATTTTCTGAAATAATTAATAAATATAAATAAAAGATGGGTTACTAATAACTCATCTTTATTTTTTATTCATAAAATTTATAAATAATATTTAATTTTTTATATTTAATTACTATATTAATATATCAAACAAATAATAAAAAATAATATGTCACGTACTTATCGTAAAGTTGTTAAATGTGGAGTCTGTACAGGTTCTAATACTGAATATTATCGAGATATGAACCGTAAATGTCGTCAGAAAAATAATCAATCTCTTCGTAATTTATTAGCAAATTATGATATTGATGATGTTAATGATAAAGTTATGACTCATACACCAATTCATAATAGTTGGGATGAACCTACTGATGGTACATTTCTTATTAGCAAGACTGCTAAAAAAGACTATACTGAAGATCCCATTTGGCGTAGTGATGAAACAGGTATTCACTATTGGAATCGTAGATTTGGTAAATATCTTAAACCAAAACATAACAAGTATTATAAGAATAATGATTAATATTTAAATTAAATAATATGAAAGGTATTTATTTTATTAAAAACAGTGTTAATGAGTATAATACTCGTATTTCAGGTTATTTTCCTACCGAAGATGAAGCAAAAGATGCATTAAAAGATTGTGCAGATTGGTTCCGTCCAAAAGGTACAGGTGAAATTTGGTTTAAAGAATTTGGTCTTGATGGTAAATCAACACTTATTTACGCAAATTATTAAAATATGACATCAAATAAAATTTTAGCTGTATTGTTTTGTTCAGCAATATGTTATCAGTTATTCTGTAATAATTTCACTTATGCTGAAAATGATACAAAGTTTGTGAAAATTGATTCTGTATGTTCAATGAATCAGATGTGTTCAAATATTGTTGAACACTTAAATAGACCTAAAAGTTATCGTCTATCAAAAAAAGGAAAGGATTTTATTAAATCACATGAAGATTGTAAGTTGACTGCATATAATGATCCCGACAAAAATCGTCGTTCAGTTGGGTGGGGTCATCAAATACAACCCGGTGAATATTTAGAACATATATCACAAAAGAAAGCTGATGAATTGTTTGAGAAAGATATAGAATGGGTTAATGATGCAATTAATAGATTAGTTAAACAACATGATAAAAGATTTGTTTATTCACAAGGATTTATTGATGGACTTGGTGATTTGATTTATAATTGTGGTGAACGTGGTGTTACACTTACTGAATTTTGGAATAGATTATCAAAATGTAGATATGATAGGAATGCACCAGGTTTTATTAATCAAAATGATTTAAATTATACTATTGCTGCAGTTAAGACATCAAGAATTTCTGCTAAAGGACATATTTCAAGAAGATATAATACTCATAAAATGATGTTGAATTAAAATATGGCTAACAATATACATAACTATAAATGTTGTAAAGATTGTTTGAATAATGTTGAAATATTTAATTATGCCTGTGTTTATTGTTTACCAGAAAACAATTATCAGAATTGTGTAGATATGAATGATAAAGAAACAGTTAATAAAAATTTGTATGGTTAATAAAATAATATATTATATTAAAGATGTCTGGGAAGATTTCCGTTATATGAATGAAGGTTCTTCTCCAAAATATTGGATAAATCAAATTATTTGGTATATATGGTTTACATTTTTTATTATAACAATGTTTATTGCTGCAACTCTTGGAGGAATTATTTATGATATTCAAAAGAAATGGTATAAGTTTAAATATAAGTTATGAAATGGATTAAAGAACATTGGTTTGGTATATCAATATTTTTACTTATGTTGGTATTTCCTACACTTATTATTACTGACGTAGTTCATTATAATTTAGAACCTAAACGAAAAATATATGTTGAATGGACTGTTTATGATGGATTAAATTCTAGACATTATAAAGGTACTTACGATATAGTTGGGGATAATTTTGGGGTTAGGAATTATTGGACAAGTGCAGGTAAATATAGCGGTTCATATAGAGTTGTATCAATAGTAGATGGAAATGCTTGGATAGGATATTTTGAAAAACAATCTGTTTGTATTTATACAGGATTAAATGATGTAGAAGTAAATAAAATTAAGATTATAGAATAATGAAATATAAAGTAGGATTTCGTCTTGAATATTTCAATGGAACATATAATATTTATTATATATCATTTGAAACTAAAGGTAAGGGTAAGAAAGTACTTCGTTCCCATATTAAGAAATATATAGAAGATTATTATAAAGAACAAAATCATGTAGTTAATATAAATATAATTTCTATTGAAAGATTTGAAAATTTAAATTTTAATAATGTTTGGAATAAAGAAGATTTTGAAAAATTTAAATTAAAACAATATAAAAAGAATTATGAAGTAAATAAATAAAGACAGCTTTAAGCTGTCTTTTTTGTTTTTTATTTATTTTTATATAATAGAATAAACATTAAATATATTTACTAATTAATTAATGAAATCATTTCCTAGTACTCTTAATGAGTCAATGGCTCAATATGGAATGCATGTTAAAGAAAAATATAATAAATCTTTTGATGTACAAAGATTAAACGTAATGAATTTAAATACATCAACACCTGTAATTCAAGAATTATTAAAAGAAAATAATATTAATATTGCAAATTATCAGCAATATTCTAGACAAGTTGATTTTAATATAAATACAGCAACTGAAGTTAAACGTGAAAATCCTAATATGCTTCCTTATGACATATTGGGATTATTAAAAGATTATGAATTTGTATACACAAATGGAGCTTCAGTATTAATGGGATATTCTAATGATAAAGATGAAATTAAGTCAACAGCAATGGCTGTTAAAGTTGCTCCATCTATGTTTAATCCTATGTACGGAGTTAATGCATTAGGATTGACATCTAATGTTCCTTTGTTAAATGGAATGACAACTAATGATCCATATATGTCAGAAAGATCAAATTTAACGGTATGTACAATTAGAGAATTATGTTCATTATCTAATACACCAAATTCTATATTAGGTATGGCTAGATATAAGTATGCAGATTTTATGTATTGTAAAGACTTAGGAAAGGTTTCAAATAACTATTTAATTACATTAAGAAGATTCGCACATCCAGTTCCTGATCATATATTTGAATTAACAAATCCATGTTATATTGCAAATTCTGAAAGTTTATCATTTGCACAGGCTGGTGATATAGGTAGATTAGTTACATGGTTTGGTACAGATGATAATAAATTAGAAGATATTATTAAATTTAGTTATCGTTCAACTTGGAAAGAACTTAATCCAAAAATTGAAGAAAAAGACTCAACAGCAGATGATGAAACTACAGGTTTTGTTGGTATGCTTGCAAATACATTTGATAATGGTCAATATAGTGAAGAAGTTGGTAAAGGCACATTTGGAAATCATAGTCTTTGGACATATTTATTAGGTGGTGCTCCATTTGCTAAAAATATTAAACAGGGTATAGGTAAAAATAATGAATTATTGAGAAATTATGATAATAACAGAGTTTATGAACCAAAAAATACTATACAAGCAACTTATATATATGAAGGTAAAATAGAATTTGTACATGAATTTGTACTTAACTTTTCATATAAATTACGAGCTTACGATAATATTAATCCAAAATCCGCTTTCTTAGATTTAATTGGAAATATATTAGAAGTAACTGCACGAAGAGGTAGATTCTGGGGAGGTAATAGAAAGTTAATTGGTCCTCAGACAAATATGGCTATGTTTAATAAAGTAGATAAAATAATAGATAATTCATTTGATGCATTGGGTGGTATTTGGGATTCATTAAAAAGCGGTAAAGGATTATCTGATTCTATCAAAGGCGCAGTTGATTGGGTTCAAAAGAAAAGTGAAGATGTTAAAAAACCAATTGAAGGTGTTGTAAAAGATTTAAAAGCTGATTTTACGGGAACTGTAGAAAAGATTTTTGATAAATTTGGTGGAGTTGATATATTAAAAGGATATATGAAAAATGCATTAGGAAGACCTACGAAAATAGCATGGCAGTCATTATTAGATGGTTCAGATGTTGGACTTTGGCATGTTACAATTGGTAATCCAAAAAACCCTATTATGGTTATGGGTAATCTTATAGTTTCAGATTCAAATATACAACAATTTGGACCATTAGGATTAGATGATTTTCCAACTGAATTAAAAGTTTCAATAACATTAAAACATGCTCGACCAAGAGATTTAACAGATATTAGTAGAATGTATACTAAAGGTTTAACTTCTTTATATTTACCTTTAGCTAATAGAGGATTAGATAATTATATTAATGAGGCTGCTGGAAATAATAATTTTGGAAATGGTAAAACATTAAATGAAGTTTTACAAACAGCAGTTCCAGTTGATGATAAACAAGTAGGTTCAGATCAATCTAATAAGAAAGTGGAATCACAATCAAACTTAATTAAGTCATCATTTAATAATGAAAATACATGGGCTAATAAAACAGAAGTAAATAAAGATCCATTAATTAAAACTGATTATGCTAGACGTAATGCTAAATTAAATAACTATTCTGTAATAATGGCTGCATTATCTGCTAATGAAGTTGCAAATTAAATACCACAAAATAAGTAAAAAATAAATAAAATATTTTTACAAATAGTTCTATATTAAATAAATAAAGAAATATTATAATATTTAAATGAACAAATTATTATACATAGGATTAAATGGATTAGCAGGTTCAGGTAAAGATACTGTTGCTAAGATGCTTAAAACTATATTATCTAAAGAATGGGAATCATTGGAAGAATGTAAAACTTATTATTTTTCTAGATATATTAATCCAACAGAATCAGCAACATTTCCACCTTCTAAGTCTGATAAAGATTCACCAGTAATGTGTATTGCTTATGCAGATCAATTAAAAGAAATATGTTCAACAATATTTGGTATTCCTGTATCTAGATTTTATCAAAATAAATCTAATGCATGGATTTGTATTAATGATAAATTTCAATATACAGAAATAAAACCTAATGAAGATAATATAATAACTGCAGAAGATTATTATTATAATGCATCGGGTTATTCTACCGAAAGACATGAAAATTATTGGATGTCATTAAGAGAAATATTAGTATATGTTGGAACATATGTATTACAGCAAAATATCAATAAACAGATTTTTGTTAATATAGTTCGTAATAAAATTAGAGAAGAACAATACCGTAATCATAACTTAAAATATGTTATAGTTACAGATCATAGATTTATACATGAATTAGAATACATACATGAAAATAATGGTATAACAATAACTATTAATCGTAATTCAGTTCAACAATTAGATAATATAGCAGAACATGATTTAGATGATGAAGAAGATTATGATTATATAATAGATAATTCTGGTTCTTATGATGAATTATTTAAAACAATATGGGATATCATACATACAGATATAGAGTTTCAAAATAAAACAATTGAATTATATACTCGAGATAATATTGATAATTATTTACGATTAGTTGAAGTAAATAATGAAAAAGGATATAATATATATAAATTATGTTTACCTTATAAGATACAAAAATTATATAGAAATGAAGGTAAAATAACAATGATTGATCCTGTTGGTGGTCCTATAATATGTGTAGGACAACAAATTGAAGGAACAGATATTACACCTTTACATATTTCTATTGATGAGCATACTACTTCTGATGAATTTTTAATATGGGTAAATATATAAACAGTAACAATGTGTTACTGTTTTTTTATTTTGTGTTAACTATTTCTTTTATAATATTTATTTTTAAATAAAAAATAATATAGTATAAAGAATGGATTTGACATCACTTTTTGAAATGATATCAAAACATGGATGGTGGAGCATTATAATAGCTTTAGGAATAGGATTAATTTATATATCTGTTAAATTAGTTGCAAGTAAAATTACATCTGGTGTAAAAGATGGAATGGAAGATATTACAACTAAGCTCACTGATACTGTTACATATCAGTTAAACGAAATGTCTTCTTCTAATTCATCTCAGATAGAAATGCTTTCTAATAATATTGCAAAACAAAATACAGATTTAATAAAAGCTATAAGCAGTCAAAATGAACGTCTTCTTTCTTATATAATGAATAAAGATATTGTAAATGCAGATATTCATGATGCTCAGGTAGAAAAACGAATTGAAATTGCTGAAAGTATTATTGATAAGTTAAAGGAGATAATGAATAAGAGTCGTGCTCAACGTGCATTTATTATTGAATTCCATAATTCATATAAGAATTTAGCAGGATCACCATTTGCTAAATATACATGTACTTTTGAATGGTTTGACAAGGGATTAGAAGAAATAAGTTCAAAATGTTCAGCATTACCTTATAGTTCAATGGCTAAAATTGTTGGTGATGTAAAACGTACAGGAAAACATCAGAAGTTATACACAGATATTAAGAAGATGGAAGAACAGAATCCTCAATTATTCTCATTATTAAAAGATGAAAGAACAACTGCAATATTCTATAATACATTATATAATGATAATAATAAGATGATGGGTATGCTTATATTAGAATGGCAGATACCTTTCCATAATGAATTATTTGAAGAAGCTAATATGCCTAATATAATTGCACAGGATGCAGCACAATTATCAATGTGGATTAATTTACAAGGCCCTTCTATAGAATCTGAAGAAATAGAATATTCGGATTAATATAATAAAAATTAATATATGGATGATTCAGAAATTATCATAAGCGAGTTAAATAAATCAATTATTAATTTATATAAACTTATTATTGAAGAAACAGGATATGATTTAGGTGTAACTAGTGGTATTGTAGATTATAGAAATTATATATCTGATAATACAGTATCTATTATAAAAGATAAACTTAGTTCATCGGATAGTCCTGGTTCACAATATGAATCTAATATAGATTTTTCTAATTATAAAGGTAGTATAATATTATTAGATGATTTAGCAAAAATATTTAAAAAAGGAAAACGAAATTATATGGGTGCAGTATTGTCTGCATTAGATAAATATGGAGGTAAAATTGGTTTAACACAACAAGGTAAGTTATTAGTATTAGCTCAATTAGCACATGAAAGTGGCGGGTTTGTATTTACTAAAGAAATTGGTAATGGAAAAGGTAAGAAATATGGGCAACCTGCAGGTCCTTATGGAAAAATATATTATGGGCGTGGTCCTATACAAATAACTTGGGATTATAATTATAAAGCTATATCACAAAAGTATTTTAAAGAATTAGGTATTGATGCTGACATCTATAAATATCCTGAATTATGTGAGACTAATTTAGAAATTGGATGTGCTGCATCATTATGTTGGTTCATGATGCCAGGTAATGGTAAAAGAGCTATTAAATGTGCAAATAATGGAGATGTTGTAGGTTTATCTAAAGCAATAAATGGTGGTTATAATGGATTAGAAGAAAGAAAAAAGTATACACAGAAGATATTAGAATATGCAAGATAATGAATTTGTTTTTGGTAAAAATATTTTTAAAGATGAAAAAGGATATTATACTAGTCAATCTATAATACAAGGTTTATTATTTTCTCCATCATATACATATATTAAAGAATCAACATCATCTACATATTCAGATGGTTTTTCTGAAAGTACTGAAACAAGTAATAATGGAAATTATGCAGATATGAGTGAATTAAATAATATTGCAACTGGAAATGGTGCATGGGATATACAAAAAGCATGTCAATGGTTAGAAAATAATTCTTACCCATATTATATACAAGGTAAATGTGGTAAATGTGCAAAACATGTACGTTCTGCAATAGATGTTGGATTTGGTACAAACCCAAATGGTAATGATAGTTATACTGGAGTTCATGGAAGACCTGAATGGGCATGGAAATATATTAATTTCTTACCAAAGATTGGGTTTAAACATATTGGTAAAGTTTCACGTAATCAAATGAATTCATTTGTACCACATAGTGGAGATATTGCTGTATACCAGAAAAATGGTAACCCTAATGTTCCAGGACATATATGTATGTATAGTGAAAATGCTGGAAAATGGATAAGTGATTATAAACAAAATTCAATGTTTGCATATCAAGCAACTAAAGAAGCAGATATATTTAGATTTGTATAAATATGATAGATATTAATTCAACATGTGTAGGACAATGTACACCTCCACAAATTATAACATTTACATATCCTATTAATGATATAACAACATTATCAATATATAATAATTGTAATGAATATGATAAAGAATCATTACAATATAGTTATAGTATAGATAATGCATGTTGGTCATGTTATATGTCTTATGATGAAATTTTATCTAATACAGTAGATCTTAATTCAGATTTCTTTGTTAAAATTAAATTTACAGGTGCATTATGTAAAGCAACAATCAATGGAATAGAAACAAATAATTATGATACACAATTATTTCCAGGATTTAATTTTAATTCTGAATATTCATCTAATACATATAATCCTTATGCAAATTTAGAAGGAGCATTAGCTTTACAACAGTCATTATCAGATAATGTTGTAGAAATTGTAGGTATACCTATTTATTATTTTAAATTAAGTCCAAATACTAATTCAAAAGATATAACGTTTAAAGAATATACTTTAATGGATGTTGAATCTGTTAAACAATTAAAATTAGTTATACAAGATGGTGTAATGCCATCATCTAAACCTGAGTTTGCAGAATGGGGATTAGATTTTCAAACAGACTGGGAACCAGAAATTTCAAAAACAGCATTTGCAACAGCATTCGGTAATACTGCACAACCTATGGAAGGTGATTTAGTATATATACCAACAATGAAACGAATGTGGATGGTTAATGCTGCATATGAAGAAAAGAATGGGAGTTTAATGTGGCAAGCAACTACATTTAAATTACAATTATCTAAATATCAAGAAAAAGGTTCAGTTAATTTAGGTGATACAGAATCATTAGTTAATTCATTCGTTAAGAATAAATATGAAGATTTATTTGGTGAAGATATTATGAATACTGCTGATTCTGGTGAAGCTAGTACTGATGCTCCAACATATGCAGCTAATTCATTATATCCAGTATTTGAATCTGATGCAACTCGTAAATATGTAACATGTAAATCAATTGATATAGTTCCTAATAATATTTACTATAAAGGAACATTAATATCAGATTCTAAATATGAATTTAATAGAAATGATGTTCAATCTAAAATTATATATCAAAAACAATATTGTGGTGAAGAATTAACAATATCATTTATATTAAATCCACAATATATTGATGAATATGAAGGTGAATTGATAACTGTAGGTAACATAAAAATTAATGTTACTCAAAATATGTCTTCAACAATATGTTATATTAAATCAACACCAGATATCAAAATTGAATTATTACCAACCGAAACATATCTTTGTGTATTAAGAATTAGTAAATGTATGAATTTAGTTGAATTTTTAGCATTTAGATATACATATAATGAAAATATTCCATTATATAAGTTACAGAATAATCATTATTATTTTGATATGAATAATCCTATAGAAAAATCAATTGGTAAATTTAATATAGAATATATAACATCAGAAAAATCAAATATTGAATTATGTAATTATTATGGAACAGTTACAAATTTCAAATTATATGATATATATAATGATAGTCTTTCAGATATGTTACAAATGTATCCTACACACCAACATTTAATTATTAATGATACTGCTAGAAAAATTGTAACACAACATGGAGTAGATTAAATTAATAATTGATAATAAAATTTAAATAATATATAAAAATCCTAGTAATTTGTTTAATTAATTACTAGGATTTACTATATTTAAATATAATTTAAATTTATTCAAATATGGCATATACTAAATCTGGTAAACTTGATAAAAGAAATTATAATAAGATTATTAGATTTCTTTATAATACAGTACATGAATCTAATGTAACTGCTCATAAATATCATGATTTAGGTTGGAATGGAGTTTCAGTAGTAATTAAAGTTGTAAATGATGCTTTAAAACTTATAGGACAAGTATATGATGAAGTATTTGAATATTCTATTGAAAATGTAGAAGGTTATTCTTCAGATATGATGTCAAAAACATATAATATGCAGATAACCGATATGTCAGGTAATAAAATAATTGGTGGTAATATTCGTGGTTTTGCTGCAGGTACAGTTGATGATCCATGGAAGTCATACGATCTTGCTGTAATGTTTTGGAATGTTGATTAAATAATTTAATATGAATAGAGATAGAAATTATAGACGTATAACAGAAAAGCTTCATCTAAAAAGAAGAAAGAAGATTGTCAATACAATAAAAAATTGGAAACTTAATGATGAACAAGTTAAAGTCACATTAGAGTCACCAGTAAATTGGATGTCAAATGAGTGGTGGTATGTAAATAAAAAACGTCAATATGCAAGACGAACACGTCACAGTATTAAATTAGAACTAAAACAATATTAATATTATGAGAGGTTTAGATTATCGTAGAAAACAGGAAGCAAAACATTATAAGAAACGTCTTAAAACTGCAATTGTGTTAGGTCGTTTTGATGAAAAGAAACTTCCTAATGGAGAAGTTGATTATGTTGCAACATATCCTGGGAAGTATCATCCTTGGCGACTTAAGTCATTTGCTGTAATGAATGATTATGAATTGAAAGAAGTTGAAAAGAATCAATATAAAAGATGGAAGTTTCAATTAAAGAATGATTCAATGATAGGAACAATAGATACATGGACAAAGAGGCATTGTAGAAGAATACGACGTCATTTTCAAAAAATGGTTGATTATAAGCTTCCGGATAAAAAATGGCTTGTAAGGGCTCAAGTAATTTATCCTCGAGATATTGTTTAGAACAGTATAATAATAATACTGTTCTTTTTGTTTAATATTAAAGAATTAAATTTATTTTTATATAAATAGTTTCTTATGCTTATGGATTATAGAGGTGTTACAGCATCAGAGCTTATTGAAAAACTTCAAAGTCTTATTAAACAATACGGAGATCTAGAAGTGTATAAGGATATAAATGGAAATTCCCGCCCAATTTATTGTGCGGATTTTATTAAAAATGAAAATATATTTGAATTAATATAATGAAAGACTTAAGTACATATTTATATGAAGCTTATCATCAAATAAATTTATATGATAGAGCAAAAAAAGAAGATGAACCTTTTGTTAAATCTGCATTAGAAGCTGAAGGTTGGAATATTGAAAATGGAACATACGATGAAGATTTTAAACATATAGATTTAAAAGCTTCTAAAGGATTTGAAGATGAAAATGGAACAAAATCAATATCTAATGTTACTATTGACGTTAAACGTAATAGTGTTAAAAACGCCCATACAAAAAATTATTCTATTCAAACAATAGATAGTACTGGTAAAGAATTTGAATATAAAAAAGATGGATATTTTGCATTTATTAATGATGATGATAAAACAATTGCATTAGTAAAACAATTAGATATTAAAGATTTAGTATCGAAAAAACAAGAAAAAGAAACAATTATTAATGGTCAAAAAGATGGATCTAAATATGTATTACTTCCAAAACAAGAAGTAAACAAATTAGGTAGAATTATTAATCCTTCAGATAAAATTAAAAAAATGTTAAAATAATATTTTATTTATGAAGCATATAAAAGAATATATTATTGAAGAAGGAATCAAAGATAAGATTAAATCTTTTATCAATAAATTCAAAAAAGAAAAAGTTCCAGAAAAGGTTTATAAAGAAGAAGATTTATTAAAATATAAAGATAAAGAAATAACTTTAGAAGATGGAGATGAAATTTTCAATATTTATATAAATACGCTTGATTATAAATCAAGTAGAACTTCTGAATTTGAAAAGAATGCATTTAAGCAAGGTTTGTTTGATTATGCATGGTGTAATTATTCAAGAGAAGTAAATAAAAATTTCAAGTTCAATGAATTTGGAGATAAATTTGCAGATTACGGATATTCTCGAGCTAATAATGAAAGCGGATATGATTGGAATGAAGTTGGTGTTGGTATGATGTTTATGGAACCATTTTTCTGGGGTTGGAAATGTGCGAAAAAATTAAACTTAAAATATAACTCAAAGGATAAAGTTAAATTACCTTTAAATATATTTGCAGATAATAAATGAAATCTTTAAGACAATATCTGACTGAAGAACTCCATGATGTAATTGTTAAAGTTGGAAATTATTGGAGAATAAAAGGTCATGCAGGAAAAGGAACCAATACACCTAAACGCGGATATTGGAAAGCTAAATATAAAACAAAAGAAAAAGCAGAAAACGCGTTAAAAGCGTATTTTGCAAATAAACATTAATATTAAAACATTAAAAGAATTAAAATACGATATGAAAAATATTAAATTATTTATTTTAGAATCATTAAATAATAAACTGTTAACTGTTGTTAGAAATCTTAATTATGATTTTTCAGAAACTGCATCTTTATCAAATAATACTAAAGAGAATAGAGCTAAAAGGGCAAAAGCTCAAGAAAAAATATTTATAGATTTATTTAATGAATTAACAGATAAAGATACTCATTTTGATTATAAAGCAATTAGCTGTGAAGATTATTGTAAATTAATTAATAAAACATATTCATTTATTGAAGATAGTAAAATAGGAGATATTATTATAATGAATGATAAAACTCCTGAAATGTTTATTGATTTAAAAGTAGCAGAAACTAATAAATATATTGGAACACCTGATATGTTGTCATTAGTTAATTTTGCTTCTGAACGCGACGATAAAAAATATTATTTATGTTCATCATTAGATGGTTCACAGAAAAAATTAATATTAGCTAATGAAATATACAATATAATAATTTCTAAAAAAGGAAATGTTATTGTTTCAAAAGATAGAAATCATATTTCTAAAGAAGTTGAAGCATTTAAAGATAAAGTAAAATTAGTTGCTCCTAAAAACATGGAAAGTGCAGATTTATCAAAACTATATGATGAAGATTTTGTTGCAACATCTGTAATAACAAATATAAAATAATATGAAACAAAAGAATTTACAAATAATAAATGAAATCTTTAATTGTATATATAAATGAAAAGATAAAGGATCTTCCTGATTCTATTAAAGGATTAATTGTATTTGATATTGATGATACGATATTAAAAGTTGATCCTAATATAATGTCTATTTATAAAAAGGAACCAGGAAAATCTGAAATCAAATTAACTACTGATGAATTTACAAAAGATCCTGATGCAGAAGACCCAAGCAAGAGAGATTGGTTTGATTATAGAGATTTTAAAGATCCTATAAAAGTATATAATTCTATCATATCTGGTACTCCATTAATCAAAAATCTTAAGATAATGGATGATTATGTTAATGCTGGATATGATTTTTGTTTTCTTACAGCTAGATCATGTGAAGAAACTGTTAAGAAAGCTATATCTGATTTTTTGTTAATTCGTGATAAAAATGGAGTTTTACAAGAATTAGGAGATTCATTTAAAAAGATTATGTCGCATGCAGTTAATGATGAATATAAAAAATATCCTGGTAAGACAGATGCTGAAAAGAAAGCAAATATATTAATTAAACTTTGTAAAAAATATGATAGAGTAGTATTTGTAGATGATGATAAGAAAAATGTAAGTGCTGCTCGTGAATTAAATATAAAGAACCTTAAAGTCATTAAGGCTTGGGAATAATAAAATAAATAAATAATAATTAATATGAAACATATAGTTACAAAAATAAATGAAAGCCTATTGTCTAATTTGAAAAATAAATGTAAATCAATATTAAATAAATTAATCAATTCATCAGATTATAAAGAATGGAAAGAAAATAATAAATTTTTGAGCCAATTTATCAAAAGAAAAGATGTTCAAAATTATTTAAATAAACGTTTTGATTTTGATGATAAAGATTCGTTTATAGAATTATGTGAATATGGTATTGTAGAATATTTACCATATTATGCGGAAGATAAAGATTCATCAATTGATACAATAATTCAATTTATTAAAGATGATAAAGATTGGCAGTTATTTAAAAGTGACAATAATTTTGCTTGGTATATACCTGGTGTTAAAAACTTATTAATGGTAGATATTGATGATATGTATAAATACGAAAATGATATTATTTCAATACATAAAGAATTCTATGGTGATAAAAACTAAAATATAAAAAATGATAAAGTTAGAAATAAACACATAACAAATTTTATGAAAACTTTAAATAATTTTATTTATGAAAAATTAAATGATGAAATTACAGAATTACGTAATCTAGTAAAGAAATTTGATAAATCTAAATTATTTGATGGTAATTATATTTTAAATGATTCTGTTCCAGAAGAATTTTATAATAAATTAGTTGAGTTATCTAATAGTAAGCATCCATCAAATGAAACATTAATTTCTATTTGGAAAATGATTTTTTCAAAAACTTGTATAGAGCCAATGGTAACAGAAATAATTGGCAAAGATTGTATATATTCAACTATTGAACAAGATAGAAATGAAAAATGGGATATTAAATATAATAATACTTTTATAGATATTAAAAATACTTTATCATCAAAAACTCATAATTATTCATTATCATTAGATGATATTGATTTTATACAAAGCAAGTTAAAAGATGGTAATAGATATATTTTATTTCTTGATGAAGAAATAAAGACATGGGATTATTTTATTCAAGTATATAAAAATAAAAATTCATTTAAGTTATATATGATTAGTTATAATGATTTAAATGATTTAATAGAAAATAATAATTATGAAATAAAAAAATCTGGAAAAAAAGAATATATATTAATACCAGAAAATGATATTAAGAAAAATTCAAAAGTAAGAAATAAAAATTAAAAATACTTTATATATTGAATATGTTTAATAAGCTTAGAGAAAAAATTGGTAAGTTTATATTACCAAACACTGTAAGAGTAGTTGATGCCGCAGATATGACTGTTGATGAAATGATGAATAATCACGTTCAAAAATTAGAACAATTACCTGGAGTATTCACTAAAGATTTTCTTGAAGACTTAATTAAAGAATACCCTAAGTTTGATCACCCAAATATTGTAGAATCTGATGGTAAAATAAAATTTACTGATGCTAATGGAAAGACAGCACAACTTAAAGTTCCTCTTTTAACCATTGTACCAATACCTTACATATCTAAAGATGAAGTAGATTTGGATCAATATATTAAAGATAATTTTGGAGAGTCAAATACACCAAAGAATATGGAAGACATAAAGGGTGTACAAGTAAATGTTCCTGCATTGAATATTGTTCCTATATCAGTAATTCCTATTAAAGAAGAAAAGAAAGAAAATAAAAAAGAAAGCAAAAAGAAATCTAAATAAATATTATGAAACATTTATTAGAATATTGTAAATATTTTTTTGAAGATGAAGAAAATATTCAATTAAGAAAACAAATTATTGATTATGTTAAACCTTCAAAAAAAGAAGAAATCTCAAATAAAGTTTTAAATAAAGCATATCAAACATTGCAGTCATTAGATGCAGATTCATTTAAAAAACTTAAAGAAGATATATTTAAAGGAAATAAAAATGGATTTGATGAATTAGTTAAATTACTTGAAAAATTAGGTAATAAAATTAATGTAATGAAAGCATTATTAGAAAAACAAAAAAATAATTTTCCAACATTTGATGATTTATTAGAAAATTCTGGTAAAACTTTATTCGACGTTATTCTTAAAGAAGACTTTATAAAAATATTTAATGATAATAAAGAATCTGCACAAGAATTTATTAAACAATTATTAAATATTAAGTATAAAGATGCTAATGATAAAGGAGTAGGAAGAGGCGAATTATGTTTATTTACATTATTCCAAAATACTGAAAATGCAAATAAAGGTGATGTAAAAATTGGTGGAAAAGATATTGAAGTTAAAATGTCAACATCAAATTCTGCTAATGGTGGTCGTGTTATGGCATCAAACTTAAATTTAAAATCTCCTAAAGATATTGTAAAATATGCAGAAGAAAAATATAATATAAAAAATATTAGTATTAGTGGTGCTTCAGTTTTAGATAAATTGATTGATAATTTTGAAAATAAAAAAGATGCATTTATAAAATTATCTGACATGTATTTATATCAATTTCCTTGGTATGAAGATTATAAAGAAAAATTTAATAAAGTAATTGAAGAATTATATGATGATAGTAAAAAATTAGGAGATCAATTAATAAGAATACATGGTTGTTTAGCATTAATTGAATATCATACTGCAGATAAATGGAATTATTTATTTGTTGGTAATACCTCAAATGGTAAATATTATATGATAGATGGTATAAAATGTGATTTAAATCAATTTGAAAATAATATAAAAGAATTATATAATGATAATCATTTTGTATTTAAAGATGGACCATCAAATAGTGCAGGAGCAAATAATAGAAACTATGTTTCAACTATATATGTATCATAATTATGAATAAAGATTTAAAAGAAGTGAGGGTGTGTCTTGGTAGGTTCCAGCCTTTCACATTAGGTCATCTTAAAATGGCTACTTATAAAGATCTTAAAGGCCCTGATAAAGATCAACAAGACATGTTAAGAGAACAACCTAATTTAAAAGAAATATCTAAGCAGAAAACAATTATATTAGCAGTATCAACACCAGATGATAAGGTTGACACAAGACATCCTTTTAATGATGACTTAATGAAAAAAGAATTTGAATTAGTTAAGAAAAATTATAAGGATGATATTGAAGATGTATTATATGTTAAATCTGCTGACATATGTGCATGGGGAGCATTATTGAAAGAACATGGATATAAAGCTTCTGTATGGTTAACTGGTTCTGATGAATTTAGTTTCTATAAAGGAATGGCTATTAAAGTTCCTGAATATGAAGAAAAGAATTTAAAAGATTGCGCAGGTGCTTATACTTCATCATTCTATGTAGAAGAAATTGAAAGAACTGAAGATAAAGATTTTGTATCATCAATATCTGGTACAAAAGTTCGTCAGTCATTATTAGATGGAGATAAGGAATTATTTGCTAAAATGATGCCAAAAGGAATGGAACAATATTTTGATGAATTTAAAGAGAAAGTAGAAAATGCTCCAGAACCTAAAAAGAAAGAATCTAAATCTAGTAAAAAAACAAATAAAGTTAAAGAAGGATTAAAATCACTTAAGAACTATATATTAGAATCAATAAAATGAAATCAATAAAAGAATATTCTCAAGAAACGTATGACATTCGCAATAGAATGCTAACAGAAGCACATACTGCAAAATATTATACTGTTAAACAATCAATAGCTTTATTAAAAAAGAATCTTGAAGAAATTGAAAATGAAGATGATAAAGCTCATGCTGTGTATAAAGCATTAGGAGATCCAGATCAAATAGGTGGTTATAATGTATTAACTGGTAGCGGCTCAAAAATAATTGTAAAAGACTATTATTATGATAATTATTCATCAGCTAAATCAAGTGATAAAGCTTTTGAAAAACATGGTAAAAAATATAAGGAAGCATTTGATGCAATAATGAAAGATTCAACAATTGCTGATTTATATGAACGTGGTAAAGAAATTCATAAAAAGAGATTAAAAGAAGAAACTGAAGCTAAAAAGGAAGCCGAAAGATTAGCAAAGAATAAAGCTTTTAAAGAATTCTGTGATGAATATAAAGGCGCACATTTGTTATTTAAAGCATGGGCACTAAATTCCGCATATTCACAAAATAATTTATGGAGTACTCCAAAAAATTCATTATATTCTATTTTAATTGATGGTATGAATGAATGTAAACATATTAAAGCTTCTGAAGCAGAACCAGGTAAATATTATGCAATAGCTGGACGTATGGATGCTCCAAATGTATTACATAGTAAAGATAGCCATCCTTCAGGAAGGTGGGATATTATAAAAGAATTATCTATTGTTAAATATGTTGGAGATGATAAATGGAATATTATAATGTCAAGAAGTGATTATGCATATTCAGAACCTAATATGAATCAATCAAAAGTTGATAAATATTTTGATAATGATCCAACACTTATTGAATTAGATGAATACTTAGAAAAGAATACTAATAAAATTGAAGATGGAATTAAAAGGTATATAGATATGATTAAAGATGATCTTAAATATGATAAAAAATATTCTTCTTTAGTTATGTCATTAATTGAAAAAGATGAAATCGCATAAAATGAAATCATTTAAAAACTATATATTAGAATCATTAGTCATAGAAGGTGGTAATGCAGTTAAAGCAGAACCAATTCCTGCAGTAATAGCACCTAAGGTTTATGATGAGATAGAAAAGAAAGTTCATTCAATATCAAAGTTTAAAGATATTGATATGGCAGCTTTAGGTAGTATTGGTAAAAAGGCAGATGATCAAACTAATGGAGATATTGATGTTGCAGTTAAAGTTGATACTAAGGATGAACTTAATGAAATAGTTGATACTTGTTTTAGTGAATGTGAAATCAATTATAATACAATGAAAACTATTACATCATTTGGTTATCCTTATAATATTGATGGTTATAAAGGAATAGCTCAAGTTGACTTTATGATAGTCAAGAAGATGGACTGGGCTAAAGCTTATTATCATTCTCCAAACCTTAAAACTGGTGAATCAAAATATAAAGGAGCAGTTCGTACAGCTATGCTTGCTGATATAATTGCTTGTATACCAGTTCCTGATGTTAAAGATGAATATTTTGAAGATGGAGTTACAGTAAAACGTAAATGGAAGCATACATTTAATACAGAAGGTGTTTTTATACAATTAATTGATTACTGTGGAAAAAAAGGTGAACCAGTTAAGAATGGTAAGAAGCTTAAAGAATTTGAAAAACTTGTTACTAATGATCCACTTAATATGGTAAGATTCATATTTGGTGAAAAGGGAACATTAGAAGATATCAATTCAGCAGAATCATTATGGAAAGCAATTCATGATCCTTCAAAATATAAATGGGGAGATGAAGTTCTATATAATACTGAAAAGAAAATAATAACAGATAAAATGCTTATTGAAAAGATTAATAAGGAAGATTTTAAATGTACACAATATAAAGAATAAAATTATGAAAGAATTAGAACAATTTATTACAGAAAAATACGAACGTGTATTTGAAGTGCCACCATTCGAATATGAAGTTATTAAGAAAGCGTTAAATGCTTATAAAGATAATGAAGATCGTAAAAATAATCAAGGAAATGGACGTCCTACTGATAAACAATTAGATAAAGTAATTGATTGGTGGAATGACTATAAAAGTTATAAAATGAAATAATGGAACATTTAATTGATAAATATTTAAAGAAGCCTGAAGTAGTTAAAGAACTATTTCAAAAGGAAGTATCAATAAGTCTTAAAGTTGATGGTGCCGCATTTCAAATATCTTGTGAGGATGATAAAGTAACATATCATAAGAGAGGTGGTAGTTCTAAATCTTTAGGACCTATTATTGATGAATATACACAATTAATGAGAAAGAATGTAAATGATGCTATTGAATATTTTGAAGCTAAAAAAGATATATTAAAGAAATATAAGTTTTATGCTATTGAAATGTTTAATGATTCATACATTCTTTTGACAGTTATTGATAATGATGATAATATTATAGATGATATAGATAAATTAAAAGGTATTGCAAAATCATTAAATATTGATTGTGTTCCTATTTTGTTTAATGGTGTTTTAAAATCAGAACAAGTAGAATCATTAATTTCAATGATGACGTTAGAACCAGAAACTTCTAATGATGTTTATAAAAAATATTTAACAGATATTTTTGGTAAAGGTGAATATGAAAAGTTCTTAAATGGAGATGAAGTTGAAGGTATAGTATTAACTTGGT